TTTTGAGCTGGACTGTGTGGCTTTCGAAGCCCACGTCACTCTGGCCCAACTTAGGGAGGAACATTCAGTCTACGGTGCCGCTTACGGCAACGACCGTAGGTTGCTGGAAGTTCTGAGCCGACAGTTGAAGCTTGAGGGCACAACCGCACACGGTGTGAAGTTCAGCCGTTCTGGGGGTAGAGCTAGTGGAGACTTTAACACGGGGATGGGGAACACCTTGATCGTCCTCGCGTTGACTGTTGCTGTTCTGGGGCATCTTTCTGTCAGGTTTGATACCCTTGTTGACGGTGACAACGCCTTAGTCTTCCTAGAGCGTGGTGACCTAGAACGGGTGGTCCGTGACTTCCACCGTGTGTGCCTCGAGTTTACTGGTCATGAGGTGACGCTAGAAAAGCCGGTCACAGTGGTTGAGGAGATTCGCTTCGGCCAATCTGCCCCAGTGTTCATGGGACATGGTTTGGGTTGGACCATGGTACGAGAACCCCTTAAGGTTCTCTCGGGGATGGGTGCTTCGCACATCCATCTTCGACATGAGCGCTGGGGCCGGCGATGGCTGAACGGTGTTGCACGCTGCGAGTTGTCTCTCGCACGTGGTGTACCCGTTCTCCAGTCCGCCGCCTTGGCACTGCTCAACACTACGGACTCGACGAGACCGGTGCCTGCGGATAGGTACCGTGAGTATTTTTACTTGGGAGGATGGCTTGCCGATGGGAAAGCTGTGTTACCAGTAAGCCGTGAGGCTAGGCTCAGCTATTGGCGGGCGTTCGGGGTTTCCCCGGACGAACAAATGGAAGTGGAAAAACGGTTTGTGGGGCTTCGCTCTTGGGCGGATGCAACCGTTGAGTACCCCCATCCCGGCGGTAGTTTGTCGTGTGAGCCGGGCGTTTTTGATGCCTACTGGGAACCCCACGTGCCCTAGCACAGGCGGCACGGGATGGAGTGGCAAGGTGTGGGGATCGAGCGGTGTCCCGAAAGGGCCCGCGTCTTGAGTGGGGCTTGACACACCTCGCTGTACCCCCCAGGCGTTGCGCGGAGCGCGCCGGCACACTCACCTAAACCAGATTCCACGTGACCGGTTGTGTTGGGTAAGCAGTGGACCACGCTGCGGACGCCAATGTGGTGGGGCTTGGATGTGTTTCCCCGCATCCTCGCCTTCATGAGCGGGACGGGTAGCGCACGTTACGCGAGGGACCATGGTCCCCGGGCAGTTCATAAACCTTCGGGGGGCCGAGCTGCCCAGCAGACGCTGGTGGTCGTACTTGCAGAGGGA